CGATCTTTGCATCGTCTGCTGGGGCAGTGGTGGAATAGGCGAATCACCCAGATAGTTGTATTTATACACTAAGTTTAAACATCTTGCAAGTTTAAACTTGTTCTTTTAAGAACTTTTAATGTTAGAATTTGCTGATGAAAAAAAAGAACGTTCTCAATATAAAAGGCAAGTCTCTTAACGAGCACAACACGGTCAAACTACAACACGCTTTTCAATCTCACAGCCAAGGAGACAATGAAAAAGCAATTATGTTATGCGAAAGCATTATAAGTAGTCAGCCAGAACATCCAGACGCATATCATTTAATTGGATGCATCCTTGGTGGAGTTAAAAACTATATTGCTGCCGTGCAATATTTTAGTATGTCTTTAGAACGTCATCCCAATAATTATGTGGCTTTAAACAATCGTGGAAATGCGTTTGAGGCTATAGGTCAGCCAGAATTAGCAATTGAAGATTTTGATAGGGCTATTAAATTAAACCCTAAATATGCAGAAGCTTATTACAACAAAGGGATTGTGATAGGAAAAATGCATAAAACAGAAGAAGAAATTGCGCTTTATGATAAAGCCCTGCTTTACAAACCAGATTTCCCAGAGGCTTACAACAATAAAGGAATAGCCCTGCAAAAGTTACATCGCATGGAAGAGACTTTAGCAAATTATGAAGCTGGAATCAAGTTAAATCCTAAAGGTGTCGAGGCTTTTTATAACAATCGTGGATTGGTTTATCAAAATTTAGGTCGTCCTGATGAAGCTATAGCAGACTATAACCGAGCTGTAGAAATTGATCCAAACCTTGCAGATGCCCGTTTTAACAGGTCTTTATGTTTTCTTTTGCGTGGCGAATATGAAACAGCTTGGGAAGAACACGAATGGCGCTGGAATCGTAAGACCTATCCCCGCAAAAATATACCCGGCATATTGTTTGATGGAACACAAAGTTTAAACGGCAAGACTTTATTTATTCACAGCGAACAAGGTCTTGGCGATATGCTTCAATTTTGTCGATATGCCAAATTAGCCAAAGAAGCTGGGGCAAAAGTCATTATTGGCACAGACAAACCATTGGTTCGGATCTTGAGTAGTTTAGAAGGCGCAGATCACATTATTTCTTCAGGTGATGCCATACCCCCATTTGACTATCATATATCGGTTATGAGCCTTCCTCGTGCGTTTAAAACACGCATGGACAACATACCTTATGGTATTTATTTAAAACCTGATCCCGCTTTGGTTGAATACTTTTCCCCAATGATATTGGCAAATGGAAAAAAGAATGTTGGTTTAGTTTGGTCTGGAGGTTTTAGACCAGATCAGCCCGAAGTTTGGGCTGTCAATGAACGTAGAAATATCTCTTTAGAACGTTTACTTCCGTTAAAAGTTGACAATGTTAACTTCTATTCTTTACAAAAAGGCGAAGGACCAGAGCAAGAACTTTACAATTGTTTGGGGTGGAGATCCATCATGCATAACCATACACCCCTTTTTAAGGACTTTGCAGACACCGCAGCATATATCTGGAACCTAGACCTAATAATTGCTGTTGACACGTCTACGGCTCACGTAGCGGCTGCTATGGGCAAAGAAGTATGGCTAATGAATCGTTTTGATACTTGTTGGCGCTGGTTTATGGATAGAACCGATAGTCCTTGGTATCCAACAATTAAACTTTACCGACAGCCTAAACTAGGTGACTGGGAATCCGTAGTTCAAAACATTAAAAAGGATTTAATTGAATGGAGCAAATAATATTATTGTTAGGCGGTATGGGGGATTTTTTGCAATGCTTGCCTTTTATTGATGCTAATCGTCAAAATCCTATTCGATATCGAGTTGTAAGCCACCTTAAAGGTGCGCCAGAGTTTTTTGAAACTATTGGCATTAAACCAGAATCCATTGATATTTTTTCTACTTTAGAAGAACAAAATAAAATTTTGGGGTCTTTTTCCCGCCATCATCCCATGCTTCAATGTCCTCGTTCCAAGTATTTTAATATTTATCCTTTTGATCATCAAAAACCATTGTTTACTAATGGTAAACCCGTAGTTGGTGTTCATGTCAACGGAAGCGCTTTTGCTATTGATACTCAAAAGAAATTTGGCATGGTTTTAAAGTCTATTCCCGCCAAAGTAATTAAAGAGCTTAAATCCAAAGACTATAACTTGATGGTTTTTGGTTTGGAAGAAGAGCTTAAAGATATGGGTATTCGTGAATCAGAAACCCTTAAATTTGTATCTGACCCCAATCCAACAGTTAGCCTTGGATATGTAAGCCAATGCCGAGCTTTAGTTGGTAGCGATAGCGGATTTAAAACAATGAGCGCTATGAATCGTATTCCTACGTTCGTATGGCTTGGAGATTATATTGATCAGCCTCGTGACGAACTATTTATTAATCCTTATGTACAAGATGGAATTATGAAAGTATTTCGTTATAAAAACGTTGAAGCCTCGTTTGATCGTGGCATGGAAATGACCAAAGAATTTTTAAAGGAAGTGCTATGAATCCAAACTTTGTTGCCAATACAGAATATGGGCTGTTAATTTTAAATAAAAACGATAGGGGTGTATGCGGAGATGTACAGTGTACTGGTTACTTTGAGCGTGATCAAATTGATCTTCTTAAAAAAATTATTGAAAAGCTATTGGTAAAAAAACAACACGTAGTATTTTATGACGTAGGAGCCAATATTGGTACTCATACTCTTGCCATAGCAAACACGTTTAGGGACAAAGTTTCTGTTCGGGCTTTTGAAGCGCAACGTCAAATCTTTTATCAACTTTGTGGAATGGTAAGTTTAAACGGGCTACGAAATGTTAGCTGCCACAATTTTGCAATTGGGAGCGATGAAATAGATCATATTGACGCAACCTTGCCAGATTATGATTCTTATCAAAACTTTGGTGGTTATGAATTATTGCCTATTGATAAATCAGACAATATGGATATGATAAAAAACCATATAGAAAGAGTAGAAGTTTATCCATTAGGTTGGTTTAATGAACACGTTGACCTTATTAAAATGGACATTGAAGGCATGGAAGAACAAGCTTTAAAAGGATCCGAAGACTGGATTGATTGTTACAAACCTATTTTCATGGTTGAACAACATAAGTCTAACGCTGGAAATATCATTGCTTTTTTTGAAAGCATGGGTTATTCAGTCCCACCCCAACAACATGATTTAATTTGCATCCCACCGGGATTTGATCTAGTCCTATAAAAGCAAACCCCCGCTTTTTGGGCGGGGGCTGCACCTATCAGTCTAAACCAACAGGGGGGTAGTTCTTAGTAAGAACCGTATACACCTAATGGATCTGATACACCAAAGCTGTAACGCTCACGAGACTTGTAACGGACGTTACCAGTATCGAAGTCACCGTCCATAGAATTCTGGAGTGGTGTACGTACAAAGTGTTTCAAACCATTTGGAACATCAGTTGTCAGGAACCATGCATTGGTAGCTGTCAAGAAGTGGTTAATTGTGTAACCTTCTGGAACAGAACCATTATTCTTGATTGCGTTGATGTCGTTGTTGTTAGTACCAACACGGAGTTCGGTTTCTAACAAACGAGTTGCAACGAATTGCAATGCAGGTGGAACAACCAATTTACGTGGTTTAGCAGCGATCAACAAGCCACGCTCATCAGTCCATGCAGCGATTTGAATAACAGCATTTTCCAATGCGGTTTCGTTCAAGTCAGCAGGAGTTGAAGGAGTGTTAGCGTTAGTACCACCGTTAACCAATGGGTGTGCAGTGCTGAACAATGCTTGACCGTCACCATAAGTGTAGGCAGCGTTAAAACCGTTGTTCAATACAGCAGCAGCTTTTACCTGCTTGGTATAAGCCATAGCACGAGCTAGACCTTTGGTGTAGCGAGCTGACAAAGAATCGTAGAGGTTGTCTTCGATTGCTTCTTCAGTCAAGCTAAAGCCAAGGGCAATAGTTTCGTGGTTGTAGCGAGCTGTCCATGCTTCTTGTGCATTGTCATAAGCGATGGCATTGCCTTCGGGTTTGACTGGTGCAGCGTTAAAGCCTGACAGTTTTGTTTCTTCTTCAAAAGAACGCTCAGAGGTCTCAGTTTCGTAGATCTCTTTGTGTTCTTCACCATAACGAGCATACTCCAAACCGAACAATGCATTCAATCCGGGGAGCAACTCTTTCAGTAGTTGTGCACGAGAAATAGCCATTTAATGCTCCTTAGATTAAAGTGTTACAGCTTGAGCAGTATTGTTGTAATACTCGTGTAAACCAAAGTTAAACTTAACGTAAACTTCTGGATACTGAGTAAACACCAAAGTGCTTGAAGCAGGAATAGTCATTGCAGTAGATGCAGTGCCTGTTGGACTATTTACTGTTACTTGAGCACTATTCAATACAACTGAAGTAGAGCCAGCAGCAGCAAATGTCGAAACATAAGCGCCTGTACCAACATATTGACCGTTTGAAGCAATATAACCAACTTCAGTACCAACTAACAAGTTAGAAGGCAAAGCTGAAACGGTTAAAGTGCCTGTACCACTGGTATAAGTAGCAGTAAAAGACTGAGCTGTATCACGCTTCAAATCAACGATGCGGAAAGGCAAGGTTGCGTTGTTACCAACGTTAGAAGCCAAAACACCGTTGTAAGAATCACCAGTGTTGGTAGAACCAGCTAAATCAGAACCAGCGATGTTTAAACCAATCATTGCAGTAGCAGCAGAACCGATGGCTTGAGCGCCTTGGGTTGAAGCAACAGCAACTTGGAATAAAGTATCTGGATCATCAGTAACAACTGCATAAGCATCACCAGCTAAAGTGCTTGCGGGCCAATATTGGCTGTAG